TGGGACGAGCCTTGGCTGTGGCAGTTCGGCTCGGAGATCACCAAGAGTCGCGTTCCAGGAGTCAGCGGCTACTGCGACGTGAACCAGATCGTGGGGCAGTCCGTCGAGGACTTCGTCAAGTCCTGGTCTAGCACAGGAGCATGAGCGATGGCACAGACAACTCAGCGATTCGAGTACCACGTAGCCGACGGCGGGATGTTTGACTCGAAGGAGGCTCTCGAGTCGCGTCTCAACGACTATGCGCGCCAAGGCTGGCAGCTCAAGGAGATCCAGTCCATCCTCACGGCGAAGTGGTTCATCTTCGAGCGCCCCGTCGCCTGATGCTCTTCATCGCTGCTCTCGTAGCGCTGATGATGCTTGCAGCTCCGGCCGCAGGCCACGAGTGGTACGACCCGGCATGTTGCAACGAGGTCCACTGCCATCCAGTCGCAGACGGTGTCGTGCAGCAGCTAGGATTTGGTGTCAGCGTGCGTCTCGACACGCATACCTTGACCATCCCGTACAGCGATCCGCGACTGCGATGGTCTCGTGACGATCACGATCACATCTGTTCAAACGGATCACAAGTCTACTGCGTGTACCGCAAACCGAGCTTGTTCTGAGGAGGTTCTCATGACTCTAGCTCTGTGCTTCTGGATCTTGATGCTGATCTGGTTCGTTTTCGGCATCGCCTCGGCAGGCTTCGGTCTCTACGTCGGAGCTCACGGTCCGCTGATCAACGCGCTGTTCCTGTTCATCCTGCTTCTCCTCCTGGGGTGGAAGGTCTTCGGCGCCCCTCTTCACGGGTGACGTGATATGCCTAAACCTGGCAAGAACGAGTCGCGTGACGACTTCATGCAGCGGTGCATCCCGCAGGTCATCAGCGACGGCACGGCAGCAGACGGAGCTCAGGCCACGGCGATCTGCTCGTCGATCTGGGATGATGCCAAGAAGAGCGCGAAGCAGGCCGAGCTCGAGCCCATGCCGATGGGTGAGACGATCTACGAGTGGATGCAGCGATGCATCCCGAACGTCATTGACAGCGGAGTGGCAACTGACACTCCGCAGGCTGCAGCGGTCTGCTCCATGATGTGGCAGGAGTGCTGCGATGCGATGGAGGGCGACATGCCTAGCGGACCTGGGATGGGAATGATGAGCATGAAGGAAGCTCTCAAGTCACAGCGCGCCTACTCCCTTCTCACGGTCAAGGAGGTTCAGGAGGACAAGCGAATCGTCCTTGGAGTGGCGACTACGCCGTCTCCAGACCGCAGCGGCGACGTCGTAGAGCCGCTCGGTGTGAAGTTCAAGAACCCGGTTCCGCTGCTGTGGCAGCACAACAGTCGCGAGCCGATCGGTACTGCCACCTTGGGTAAGCCGACCAAGGACGGCGTGAAGTTCGAGGCTCACATCCCCAAGATGAGCGAGCCTGGAAGACTGAAGGATCGTCTCGACGAAGCATGGCAGTCGATCAAGATGGGCCTGGTTCAGGGCGCGTCGATCGGCTTTCGCTCCATCGAGATGAGCTTCATGAACGACGGAGGTATTCACTTCCTCGAGACTGAGATCCTGGAGCTGAGCCTCGTGACCATCCCTGCTAACGCAGAGGCCACGATCGACCAGGTGAAGGCGTTCGACGTCGACCCTTCGCGATCCGACGCAGGTCGTGATGCGAAGGAGGGAGCTGCAAGACCCGGTGCTACCAGTAAAGACGTGTCAACTGCGGCTCCTGCCGCTAAGCAGAAGGCTAAGACTATCATGACGAAGCAGATGACTGTGGCCGAGCAGATCTCGGCTTTCGAGGCCAAGCGAGCGGCTAGCGTCGCCCGCATGGACGCACTGATGAACAAGGCAGCCGACGAGGCGCAGACCCTCGACGAGGCCGAGAGCACGGAGTACGACGATCTCTCCGACGAGGTGAAGAAGATCGACGTTCACCTCAAGCGACTCGGTGACCTCGAGGTCGCGAATCGCAAGGCGGCCCGTCCCATCACCGACGTGACGTCGGCTGATAAGGGCGCCGAGGCCCGTGGCGGTAACGGCGGCACGTCGCTGATCCTGCCCAACATGCCGCAGCGCGTGAGCGTGAAGGCGAACGTGCCGCCGGCGACGTCGTTCGTGCGGTACTGCATGGCAGCTGCCGCGGCGAAGGGAAACCGCTGGGAGGCGCAGCAGATCGCCAAGCAGTGGCGCGACCAGACGCCGGAGGTCGAGCTGGCCCTCAGCGTCGACCTGCCGTCCATCCTCAAGGCGGCGGTCGGAGCCGGCACCACCACCGACGCGACGTGGGCTAGCCCGCTCATCGCGTTCCAGGTGATGGCGAGCGAGTTCATCGACCTGCTGCGGCCTGCGACCATCATCGGCCGCATCCCTGGCCTCAGGAGAGTGCCGTTCAACATCCAGATGCCGCGGACCACGACCGGTTCGACGGTGGGGTGGGTCGGTGAGAACGCTCCGAAGCCTGTCAGCTCGATGGCATTCGACACCGTTCAGCTCCGTTGGGCCAAGGCCGCCGGCATTGTGGTGCTGACCGACGAGCTGGTTCGGTTCAGCAACCCGTCTGCCGAGGCTATCGTCCGCGCTGATCTCATCGACGCGATGGCGCAGTTCCTCGACAAGCAGTTCGTCGACCCGACCGTCGCCGCGGTTACCAACGTGAGCCCGGCCTCGATCACCAGCGGCGTGTCTGCAGTTACCGCTACCGGTACAAACCAGGCTGCGTTCCAGGCCGACGTCACCACGCTGTGGGCGTCGCTCCTGACCAACAACCTGTCCACCTCCGGTGGCGTCTGGATCATGACGCAGCAGCAGGCGCTCAAGCTGAGCCTGATGCTCAACGCTCTGGGCCAGCGCTTCTACCCGGACATCACTCCGGAGGGTGGCACCCTCCTGGGTTACCCGGTCATCGCCAGCGAGAACGTGCCGGCTACCGGCAACTCGCCGACGGACGGCTACCCGATCATCTTCGCCCTGGCTCGAGAGATTCTGCTCGCGGACGACGGTCAGGTCGTCATCGACGCTTCGAACCAGGCCAGCGTCAACATGGACAGCGCGCCTGACAGCCCGCCGTCTGGAACTACCACGCTGGTCAGCCTGTGGCAGATGAACATGACCGGTCTCCGTGCCGAGCGATGGATCAACTGGCTCAAGCGGCGTTCCGCTGCGGTCCAGTACATCCAGAACGCGAAGTACGCCTAAGCGCTCCTCCCCCAGGACGCCCAACTGGCGAGCAGGTTGAAGCTCGTTATTTGCTCGCCACCTTTTTCTTCATCGAGGAGGATCGCGATGGAAGTGAAAGCCATAGAGAAGATCTACTACGGTGGCAAAGACCGCTATCCTGGTGAGGTCTTCGAGATGGACGATCGTCAGTACGTCGACATCAACATTCTCCTCGTCACCGGCAAGATCGAGAAGGTTCGATCTATCACTGAAGATGCTCCGAAGTATCGGACCAAGGTGATGGAGCCACAGCCTCCGAAGGATACTGCGAATCTGAAGGAAGAGCCTCCTCCAGAGACCTCTCCGACGCAGCAGGGTCCGATGACGACGGAGGACAATCCTCTGTCATCTCCGTCTCAGAGTCGTCGTATCTACCGACGTCGCGACATGAGGTCCGAGCGGTGAAGCTGTTCGGCTTCGAGATCAGTCGCATAAAGTCTCCGGTGCTGCCGACCACGGTGCCGTCGGGATGGAGCACGACGTTCGGCGCCCCGTTCTGGGGCAGCAGTGCTCTCGCTCCTCCTATCGTTCAGGAGCCGTTCACCGGCGCCTGGCAGCGCAACATGTCCATCAACCAGATGATCGTGTTCTACGCGATCTATCGCTGCATCGTCCTCATCAGCCAGGACATCTCCAAGATGCGGATCAGGCTGATGGAGCAGAAGGACCCTGCGAATCAGATCCGGACCGAGGTCAACCGCAACTCTCCGTACTGGCAGGTCCTCGAGAAGCCGAATCGCTACCAGAACCGCATCCAGTTCTTCGACGAGTGGGTCGGGTCGAAGCTGATGTACGGCAACACGTACGTCCTCAAGGAGAGGGACAATCGCGGCATCGTAGTGAGACTCTACATTCTCAATCCGATGCGATGTATTCCTCAGGTGGCTCCTGATGGCAGTGTCTACTACGGTCTGTCGACCGACGACCTGGCACAGATCGACGACAGCCAGGTGGTAGTTCCCGCCTCCGAGATCATTCATGATCGCTACAAGCCGCTGTATCACCCGCTGTGCGGCATCGCTCCTGTCTTAGCTGCGGCTCTATCCGGCTCCCTGGGTCTCAGCATTCAGCTCAACTCGGGTAGGTTCTTCGAGAACCAGTCGCGACCAGGAGGCGTGCTGACTGCTCCGGAGCACATCGAGGACGAAACTGCCGCTCGTCTCAAGAGCCACTGGGAGAGCAACTTCTCAGGTGCTAACGCTGGTAAGGTAGCGGTCCTCGGAGACGGCTTGAAGTACGAGCCGATGGCGGAGAACGCCGTCAACTCTCAGCTCGTCGAGCAGCTGAATCTCTCTGCGGAGAACGTGTGTACTGCCTTTGGCGTTCCTCCCTACATGATCGGCATCGGAACGCCTCCGAGCTACAATAACATCGAGGCGCTGAACCAGCAGTACTACTCTCAGTGTCTTCAGAACCTCATCGAGACGATCGAGATCCTCATGGATGAGGGTCTCTCGCTCCCTCCTCTGGGTTACGGAACGGAGTTCGATCTCGAGGAGCTGCTGCGAATGGACACCGCGACTAAGTCGCGGACCTGGAGCGACCTCGTGAAGGGCGGCATCGCCTCTCCGAATGAGGCGAGATCTGCATTCAACATGCCGCCGGTCGAGGGTGGTGACAGCGTCTTCTTGCAGCAGCAGAACTACAGCCTCGAGGCGCTGGCCAAGCGAGACAGTCAGGACGACCCGTTCGCGAGCAGTAAGACACCTTCAATCTCTTCACCTCCTGGTACTGGAGACGGATCTCCACCCGATGCGCCTCCTACGAAGGAACAGGCCGATGTCTCGAGAGCAACTTTTGCAGAACGGATCAAGCATTATTCCCGCTATCAGTCCCGATCAGCTGGTCTCTGACGCCTTCGCTCAGGTTCTTGGCAGCGTCGTAGCTGAGAAGCAGAAGGAGTTCGAGAATCTCATCGCCATCCGTGACGCTGAGTTCAAGGCATTCAAGGCTGAGATGAAGATGATGGTACGGGAGACCATCGACACTCTATCTGAGGCTGTCGCTTCCAAGATGGCTAGTCTCCGCGACGGCAAGGACGGTGCTCCCGGGAGGGACGGCGAGACCGGTCCTCAGGGTCTACCTGGTGATCGTGGCGAGAAGGGCGACATGGGTGAGCGCGGCCTTCAAGGCGAGCGCGGAGAGACGGGACTCGTCATTAAGGGTGACCCTGGTGAGAAAGGCGAGAAGGGCGACCCTGGAGAGAAGGGCGAGAAGGGCGACAAGGGAGATCGTGGAGAGCGCGGTGAGACAGGCATCAGCGTCAAGGGTGATAAGGGTGACCCTGGAGAGAAGGGCGAGAGGGGCATTTCGGGTGAACCCGGACTGATGGGCGAGCGTGGTGAACCTGGTGTTCCTGGTGAACGCGGTGAGAAGGGCTATCCTGGTGATCGTGGTCAAAAAGGAGAGACTGGAGAGCAAGGTGTTCCCGGCTTGCAGGGTGAACGTGGAGAGCCGGGTATCAGCATCAAAGGTGAGAAAGGCGATCCAGGAGAACGCGGCGAGGCCGGTGAAGTAGGCGAGCGCGGCCAGAAGGGCGAGCGCGGCGAACCCGGCATCAGCATCAAGGGTGAAGACGGTCGTGACGGTCGTGACGGTCTCCCCGGCGTGCCCGGTCCTCCTGGTGAGAAAGGCCTCGACGGGAAAGACGGCGTCAACGGCAAAGACGGTGCCGGCTTCGATACGTGGTCTGTAGAGTACGACAACGAGAGAACCGTCGTCTTGTCTTGTGGCTCAGGTGAGAACGTCAAGAGGTTCTCTCTCCACATTCCCGTGCCGATCTATCGCGGAAAGTGGATCGAGCAACAGTACGAGCGCGGTGACGAGGTGACCCATGGCGGCAACGTATTCCGCGCGCTTCGTAACACTACAGAGAAACCCGGAATCAGCAACGACTGGTGCATCGCTACGAACCGCGGTCGTGACGGACGTGACGGCAAGAACGGAGAACCCGGGAAGCAAGGTCCTGCGGGTCCGCGTGGGCGTGACCTCACGCAGCTCGGTCATGATGGCTCCAAGTGGTAGTAGATGACTCGATGAAGAGAGGATTCGAGTAGCATGATCGTTATCGACAAGTACGGATCGGAGATCCAGTCTCTGATGATCGAGTTCGGATCTAAGTGTGCCGGGATGGACGAGAAGCAGCTCCTTCAGCTTCAGCGTGCCCACAACAAGGCTATGACCGATCTTCTGGTACGACACAAGAGAGAGCTTGACTACCTTGCTGGCGAGAAGATCGAGCCGGTCGTTCATCATGGAGAGGTGGTGCTGACCGGCGTCGGAGGTCAGGGCACGCCATGAGCAACAGGTGGGCTTGCGTAGCTCGATTCGGCGGCATCGGCGACAACATCATGTCAGCGTCGCCGCTGGCATGTCTCAAGCGTCAAGGTTACATGACGGAGATGCTGACGAGCGAGCCGAATCACGTCGTGTACTTTCACAACCCTCACATCGACAAGCTGACGGTGAAGCGAACCGAGCGCGATCTCCCGCAGGGCGACCCGATGGCCTGGCAGAAGTGGATGGACCAGCGTGCCAACGAGTACGACGTTTTCGTCCACGCGTCGCACACGGCAGAGGGTCGTCACTCGCTGTTCAAGTCGATGACCCACTTCTGGTGGCCGCCGGAGATGCGGCGCAAGATCTGCGCAGGATCGTTCCTCGAGACGATCCACGACATAGCCGGCGTCCCCTACGAGTTCGGCCCCTTGTACTTCACCACTGAAGAAGAGCGGGCTGGTGCGCGTCAGACCACGAAGATGATGGGTGATCGCTACATCTGCTGGGTCCTCTGCGGCACTCGGGTCGACAAGGTCTACCCGCGAGCTCCTACGGCAATCGCTAGGATCATCAAGGAGGTTGGCGCTCCAATCATGCTCCTGGGTGGACCGAGCGAGAAGGAGCAGTCGATGGCCGAGGCCATCCGTAACGAGGTGGAGCGACACAACGGGACTCGAGACGGTATCTACGTAGCTGTTCCTACGGGTGGAGGAGCGGTGTCGTCGCCTGTCACTCCTGTAGTCTCTGAGGAGACCAGCTGGCCGCTGCGCACCTCCCTCGCCTTGGCTCACGGAGCCTCACTGGTAGTCACCCCGGATACAGGAACGGCTTGGGCCGTGGCGTTCGAGAAGATGCCCAAGGTCGTGATGATCTCTCATGCCTCGGTAGACAACATCACCAAGCACTGGATCAACACGACTACGCTTCATGCCGATCCGGATCGTGTTCCTTGCTGGCCGTGTCATCGCCTTCATGACGACATCGACACATGCGTTCAGAACAAGGAGAAGAACGGTGCAGCATGTATCTCTGACATATCCGTTGAGACGATTGTTCAGACGGTTGCTGAACAGTGGAAGAACGGAAACGTCATCCACGCGGAGAGAGCCTTCGGAGTGGGTCGTTAACCTCGACCCCGAGTCTGGGATGTGGCGTGTCGTTGATGAAGAAGGGATCTACGTGAGTACGCGGTGCACCGAGAGGGTAGCCAGGCGGATCGCGAGTCGTCATAACTACGAAGCATGGCTATTCTTCAGGGACAGAAGATGCTGAGACTCAAGGACGTAACCCTAGTCATCATCGAGACTCGAGAGCACGACCTGGCTCAGCTGGCTCTCGAGGACAGCGAGCGACTCGCGAAGTTCGGCGACACGATAGTGTTCACCGACAGAGCTTCGCAGTTCGCGAAGGAGGGTCGCAGGATCGTAGAGGTTCCAGACTGGCCGACGAAGATCGGATGGTCGAAGTGCTTCTGGTTCGAGGTCTCGCTCCATATGCGAACCTCCCACGCTCTATGCATTCAGTGGGACAGCTGGGTGGTGGCACCTGAGATGTGGACCGACGAGTTCCTCCGCTATGACTACGTCGGCGCTCCGTGGTGGTACAAGGACGGCATGAACGTCGGCAACGGCGGCTTCTGTCTCAGGTCTACGCGACTCATGCGATTCATCCGCAAGCACAGGGCTCAGTTTCCCTGCATCACAGATCTCGACGACGACCTGTTCTGTCGCAAGTATCGTCCCACTATTCAGGGTGCCGGCTTCGAGTGGTCGCCTGACGACCTGGCGCTGAGGTTCGCCTTCGAGACGACACGGCCTGACAAGTCGGCACGCCACTTCGGGTTCCACGCTGCGTACAACTTCGACTACGGCTGCGACAACGATCAGTCGCGTCTCCTCGAGAGAGCCAGGATGATGGTCAAGTCTGGCTATGCTACCACCCGCAATCGATACATCTGGGAGGGATTCTCCAAGAAGTGTCCGGAGATAGCTCGCCAGGTGGAAGATGAGCTGGCTGCAAAGATCATCATGAGGCCTGAGGATGGATGCGAAGCTGGATGACAAGTTCGAGGAGAGGCCATTCTGGCTCAACTTCCCTGACTCTGACCCTACTGACAAGGAGATGCACGAGCTTCTCATGCGTCTCATGCGAGGAGTGAACGCCAGGTCGTTCAGTCAGCTCGGCAATCGAGTCGTTATCGGTCCTTTCGCAGGCATGACCATCCCGAGCAGGATGACATCATGGGACGACGGCAACTCTGGGACCAAGCTTCTCGGCGTCTACGAGCAAGAGCTCCATGCCGCGTTCGATCATGCGATGTGGCGCAGGCCAGAGATCCTGGTCAACGTCGGATGTGCCGAGGGATACTACGCCGTCGGCTTCCTGCGTCGCCACCCGGGTCTCAAGGTGATCGGAATCGACGTGCTGCCTGAGGCTCTATCTCTGTGTGACGAGTATGCTGCTCTCAACGGCGTCAGAGACCGTCTCGAGCTGAGACACGGGTGCGAGTCTCCTGAGGAGCTGAGGTTCTCAGACGACAAGAGACATCGCCTCTACATCATCGACGTTGAGGGCGAAGAAGACCATCTCATCGATCTCAACAAGTGCCCCGAGATGATCCACTCGGACATCATCGTCGAGTGTCATGACTTCATCAAGTCAGATCTCTCGTGCAGGATCTCAGATCGTCTCAGTGCCACCCACAGGGTGACGCTGATACTCCCGAAGATGCCGGACCTGGACCAGTTCCAGTTCATGCGAAGCTACCCAACCATCATGTCCGTGCTGGTGGCGGTAGAGAAGCGGCCCATGCCTTGCTGCTGGTTGGCGTGCTGGGCGAATACGAAAGGAACTTCCAATGGCTAACATCGGTGAGTTCGGCGCAGCCGCTCAGCTCGACTGGGTTCTCGGCGGTGCGACTCCTACCCGACCTTCCTCACGACTTGCGGCTCTCTCCTTGGGTACTCCTACCAGTCGCTCCGGGTCGGAGGTCGGCAGCAACTCTGGCTACATCCGTCAGACCGCACTGTTCGGCGCTGCGGCTTCGAACCTCGGCGGTGTTGGTGCGTCGGCGAGCAACACTGCGTCGATCGTGTTCGGACCTTTCTCTAGCTCGAACGCCATTCAGGGTCTGCTGATCTATGACACCATCTCGATCAACTCCGGCAACATCTGGTGGTACGGTACCCTGCTCACTGCGAGAACCGTTCTCCCCGGTGACACGCTGGTGGTAGCCGCAGGATCGCTCATCGCTACCCTGAGCTGATCTGTCTTCTCAAACTGAGCTATCTATCTTCAACAATCAGAAGGAGTACTAGACGTGTCAGCTTTCACTCAGGCTCAGACAGACTTCATCAAGGCGGCGGTGGAGGCAGTTCCTGGCTTCGTGTTCGTCAACTCCAACCCCGTTGACTCTCCGCCGAAGATGTTCTTGTCCTATAAGAACCCGACTGGCGCGCAGCACAATCAGAACACTCCGGTTGGAGGTCGTCACGACTGGCTCACAGACCAGGCTCAGTTCGAGAGCGTGGTCACAGATGCCATCGACGTAATGAAGAAGGACGTGTAGGAGTGTCATCGCGACCTTCTGACATAAAGGTCGGTCGCGGAGTCAAGATCTACACCGCACCAGACTACGGCCGTCAGGACGCCAGCGTCGTGTCTGTCAACAACACGACTGGCGTCATTGACGCTCGAACTGTCAAGCGGCCCAAGACGTATAGGAACATCCCGTACGTCAGCGATGCTCCTGAAGGAGCTGAGGTCTACTGGATCGAGCTCCCTGAGGGATACTCTCCTGGCAGCGAAGGTCACTAGTCATGGCCTTCGGATATGTTGCAGATGGCACTCAGGATCTCTTCGCTACCCCTAGTTCAGCAGCTAACAACGCGTCGTTGGTTGGTACGCTTCTAGTTGCTGCTCCTGCCGGCTCTCTGATCGTTCTCTCTGTCGCTGTCGACAACAACCAGACTACCGACGGTGACGAAGTTGCCGTAACGTCCGTCACCAACAGCGGTACTGCTAATACTTGGAGCAAGGCGAAAGCACAGACCAACGGCCAGGGCGCTGCTCAGGCCGGTGCCACCTCTGAGCTGTGGTACTGCAACGTTACTACTACGATCGCCTCTGGCGGTACGATCACCGTCAACTTCAGCAACGCAACTTCGCGCGATGCTGCAGCCATCTCCGCTGTCTACTTCACGATGGCTGCAGGTAAGGTGGCCCAGCTCAACGGCACACCAGTTGGCGGCGTCAACGACAACGCGGCTCCTCCTTCTCTTGACGTAACGACGACAGGAGCGACCTGTCTTCGAGTTCGCACTCAGGCCAGTGAAGACAGCAATGCTGCGTTCGGACCTGACGGCAGTTATACTTTCATACCGAATACTCTAGGTGAGGTCGCCGGCGGCTCTGGTGGCGCGGCTGCACACATGGCTGTTGCCATGGACTATCTCATCACCAGCAGCACGAGCGCAGCCTCTACTCCGACGCGAAGGTCTGTCGACGGCGCCGGAACCATGGCGGCGTTCGAGGAGGTCACCGGTACCACCAACTGGAGCGGTGCCGCTACTCTCGCTGGTGCAGGTAACCTCTCTGCTCTGGCTGGTCAGAAGAACGTAGCTGCGGCGACCCTCCCCGGCAGCGGTGCGCTGTCCGTCAGTACGACCCAGAGGCAGATGATCGCGGCCACCTTCTCTGGCCAGGGTTCGTTCCAAGCCTCCTATACATCTACCACTACGAACTGGCAGGCTGCAGCCACGTTCAGCGGCCTCGGCACTCTCAGCGTCGACGCGTTCAAGGGGGTATTTCTTCAGGCCACTTTCTCCGGAGCGGGAGGTCTCAGCGCCCTCGCTACCTTGAGAAATGATGCCGACGCTACGTTCTCTGGTGAGGGATTCCTCAGCGCCCTAGCCAACCTGAGGAATGACGCCGACGTCACGTTCTCCGGTGCAGGATCTCTCAGTGCCCTCGCCAACCTGAGGCAAGACGCTGACGCTACGTTCCAGGGCGCCGGCAACCTCAGCGTAGATACGTCGAAGTCGAAGACGGCTGCTGCTACCTTCGCAGGAGACAGCTCTCTCAGTGCCCTCGCCAACCTGAGGCAAGACGCTGACGCTACGTTCCAGGGCAACAGCACCTTCAGCGTTCTCGCTACAGGAAGATCTGCTGCTTCATCTACGTTCAGCGGCTCTGGCAGCCTCTCTTCTCTTGCCACTCTCAATCAAGCTGCTGCGGCTACGTTCAGCGGTGAAGGCATTCTCTCTGCCGACGCTGCCAAGGGTACCGTCACTCAGCAAGCGGCTGCTACCTTCAGCGGCGCCGGAAATCTCTCAGTATTGGCAGCGCTGGGTCAGGCAGCAGCTGCTAGCTTCAACGGCCTGGGAGCTCTCTCTGCTCTCGCTACTGGTCGTGATGCCGCTGCAGCTACGTTCAGTGGTGCGGGTGGTCTCAGCGTCTACGCGAACCTAATCCCGAACCGCGCGGCCGCGACCCTCCCTGGGTCTGGCAATCTCAGTGCAGACGCAACCCTCCGAGCAGTCGCGGCAGCTACGTTCAGCGGTTCAGGGAGTCTCTCTGCTCTCGCCACAGGTAACGCGTCGTCAGCTGCTACTTTCAACGGCGCTGGCAGCCTCAGCGCTCTCGCCACCGGCAATGCGTCAGCAGCGGCTACGTTCAGCGGTGCGGGAAGTCTCTCGACTCTTGCCACCTCTCAGATGGTGGCAGCGGTCACCTTCAGTGGATCAGGCAACCTCAGCGTTCTCGCCTTTCAGGGTCTACCAGCATCAGCTACGTTCAGCGGTGCAGGGAGTCTCTCTGCTCTTGCCGTCCTGGGTCAGGCATCAGCGGCCACCTTCAGTGGTCTCGGCACTCTCAGCGTAGCCACTCTTCAGAATCAGCAGGCTGCGGCTACGTTCAGCGGCGCTGGAACTCTCAGCGTCTTCGCTACCGTCACCGGTCAGGCTACGGCGTGGTCTGGTCAGGCGACGTTCAACGGTCTAGGAGCTCTCAGCGTCTACGCCAACCTGCGAATGCAGGCGCTGGCTACCCTCCCCGGTCAGGGCAGTCTCTCCATCTTCGCCAACTCGAGGATGCAGGCGCTGGCTACCCTCCCCGGTCAGGGTGCTCTCAGCGCGGACGCGGATCTCAGGGCCGTAGCAGCCGCGACCCTCCCCGGCCAGGGCTCTCTGTCCGTCCTGGCTACAGGCAATGCCTCAGCCGCTGGTACGTTCTCCGGGACAGGCAGCCTGTCAGTACTGTCTACCGGGAACGCCGCAGCCAGCGCCCTCCTCAATGGGGCTGGCAGCCTTTCCGTCCTGGCTACAGGGCGGCTGGTAGCCGCGGCAACCCTCAACGGGGTCGGCAACCTGTCGGTTCTGGCTGTCGCTAGCCTCCCGGCGGCGGCTACTCTGGCCGGTGCCGGGAACCTCTCGGTCCTCGCCACGGGCCGCCTCGCGGCAGCAGCCACCTTCAGCGGCTCGAGCACCTTCTCGATCGACGTCGCGAAGCAGGGCACTCAGACTGCCAACGCGACCTTCAGCGGTCTCGGCACCCTCAGCGTCGCGACCCTTCAGAACATGCAGGCGGCCGCGACCCTCAACGGTGTCGGTAGCCTCTCTGCTCTCGCCTCCTTGGGTCTCACCGCAGCAGCGACCCTCAACGGTGTCGGCAGTCTCTCTGTTCAGCCGCAGCTCGCTCAGGCCGCAGCGGCTACGTTCAGCGGTTCGAGCACGCTGTCTGTCGATGCTCAGAAGACCGGAGCCGCGACGAGCTCGGCAGTCTTCAACGGAGCAGGCAACCTCAGCGTCTATGCTGCGTCGAAGTTGGTAGCTGCTGCGACCCTCCCTGGAGTTGGCAGTCTATCTGTCAGAGCTCAGGTGGCAGGAAGAATCGCAGCGACATTCGCCGGCGCAGGCAGCTTGAGCGTCACCGTGATCAAGACGATCCGAGCAACGTTCGCAGGGTCGGGAAATCTCAGCGTCAGCGCCGTCGTGGTGAAAGATGCCGCTGTGATCTACAGCGGATCGGGGAGCCTCTCGGTTCGCGCCACGATGCAGATGGCAGCAGCAGCCAACTTCAACGGCGCAGGATCGCTCCTCACGCTGATCGTCGGCGGTATCGTAGCTCGCTCGAAGCACACGCGTCGTGGAGTCATCCCTGGGGATGAGTTCGCAGAGACCAGGACTAACGCCTCGAGCGAGGTGCGGAGCAACTTGGCCGTAGGCGGCAGGAGAAACTAGATGGCACTGCGTCTAATCACTCCTCCTGAGGTGGAACCTGTGAGCCTCGAAGAGGCTAAGTCTCATCTTCGGGTTGATCACGACGACGACGATCTTCTCATCGCGAACTACATCGTTGGCGCGCGACAGATGGCCGAGAAGTACACAGCTCGTGCCTTCGTGACCCAGACCTGGGAGCTGGTCGTCGACGCCTTCCCCACTAACGAGATCATGATACCGCTGCCGCCGCTCCAGTCGATCGTCGACATCAACTACGACGACGCGGCAGGGTCGCTGGTATCCATGTCTCCTCTCGACTTTGAGGTCGACACCGTGTCGCAGCCGGGGTGGGTCGTTCCTCTAGTCAGTGGTTGGCCCTCCACCTGGGACGGCATCAACGCAGTCAGGATCAGGTTCACCGCCGGCTACAGTCCTACGACAGACTCTCCTCCCGACTTGGTGGCAAATATCCCTACGTCGCTTAAGAACGCGATCCTCCTCCAGGTTGGCACTCTCTACGCCAGTCGCGAGAGCGTGGTGATCGGCACCATCGCCGGAGAGATCTTGCCGGGAGGCATGCAGCACCTGCTGCGACAATATCGCGTAGCTCTAGGAATGGCATGAACCGAGCGGCAGAAGACGGCCCTAAGCTCTTCGACTGGTGGCCAGACTGGCGCGGTGAGTGCGCTGCGGTCGTAGCTTCGGGACCCAGCATCAAGGAAGTTGATCTCAGTGTTCTCAGAGATCGCATTCACGTTCTCGTCATCAAGACCACGGTGGATCGTGTGCCGTGGGCGGAGGTCTGCTACGGCTGTGACGCACCGTGGTGGATCGACCGCAAGGGGCTCCCATCCTTCAAG